TTTTTGGAGCTGGTGACAGGAGTTGAACCTGCAACCCACTGATTACAAATCAGTTTTATTTTACCATTTATCGATAAAAATTCAAAGCTTGTTAGTCTTACGTTAGCTTATTAAACTTAAAAATTCAGCTTTTCAAGTTTTGGCTGCATGTAAAAATAACACATTTTGTGTCGTTTTACAATGCGGTTATCTTCCGCATGACCAGCTCATACTCTTTCGGGTAAACCAGCTTTATTGCCTTCATGTGCTCGTCAAGCACCTGCATCAGACCACCAAAAGGAACAGAGCTGGCAGCCGCCACAAAGTCGCTTTGCGGTTCCGTTGCCGTGGAGTACGCCGCCGCATAAGTCGCGGGCGGCAATGCCTGGATCTGCGTTTCAGGTGTGTGCGCTTCTTCCAGCTCGTCCCGCACGGTGCAGAGGGCGGCAAGCTTTTCCACGCTCTGCCAGTCGGTCGAGCCGCATTTAAGCTTGTGGATGTGGTCATTGATCTCGTCGATGTCCATACCTGCCACCCTCCTCACTTATGCATTGCGCAGAATGTCCGCCGCGCGTTTGTAAGCGTCTCGCTCTGCGCCGGTGGCGTCCTGCATCATGTCCTCGATGTCAGAGATCATGCGCTCACGGCCATCCGTGCGGGAGTAGTGTCCGCGCACATAGTGACGGCCTCGGTTGGCATAGCTGTTGCCCCGGTTGTAACCGTTTCCAGCGTCGCGGTTGAAGGATCCACGCATGTCAGCTTCCCACTCGCCCGCACGGCTATACTCGCCGCCCTCGCAGTAGTCCTCGATGCGGTGAATGTCCAAAATGATGTCCACGATCTCGCCGATCATCTCAACATCGCCCGGGGATCGGTTCTTTTTGTCGGTCAGCTCCATGAGCTCGTCGCACATCTCATCCTTCAGGTGATTCAGTTTATCCAGCATGACTTATCTCCTTTCTTACGCTACCCGCTCAACGATCAGGTTGCTGTTTGCAATGCTGACCGCCTGCGTGCTGGTGTTCTCGACTGCCACGGTCACGCAGCAGCCGCGCGGAACCTCGATGAAAGCGGCCACGAAAACATTGAAGTAATTTTCGACTGCCGCCGGGGTGACAATGGCTGTCGCGCTGGTCAGCGACTCACCGCCGACAGCCAGCGCCACGGAAATGGGTCCCACAGTGCCGCCGGTGGGAATGGCAATATTGCCGCCAAAGCTTACCTTGAAGCGCGCTTTGCATTGATTGGTCAGGCCTCGCAAGGTTACAAGGCCGCTGCCCTCACGGTGCATGATGCAGGCAGGGGCTTTCACTGCGGTCTCGGTCAGGGGAAGGTTTTCACCCGCCGCCACACTGACGGTGTTAGAGTTGCTAAATTCAGCCATTATCCGAAACCTCCTTTTCTGCACAAACAGGCGCATTTACCGCATAAACGGTTTTTAAGATGTCCATCCAAGAATTGGATGGATCTGCTTTTTCCGTATCAAGCAGGGTTTTCAAAATGAAAACATAGGTGTTCAATTCCATCATGCTCATTTTGTTCTTATCCATGCTGTACAGATAATCTACAAACTGCTGTTTCAGCTCTGCTACGGTCATTCAAATGCTCCTTTCATAGAAAAACGCCGGGACTTTTGCCCCGGCGCTCTGGTTTGCAAAATCAGCTCAGGGGCTGAACATTTTGATGTGGGCATTTCCATTTTGGAAACAACCACTCAAAAAGCTGTCGTGATTCAGTTATGCGCAGCTGCCGCAGCCGCAACCGGTGCCGCAGTTACCGTACTGGTAAGGTGCAGGAACCGGGAATGCGGGCACGGGACGCGGATTGTAGTAGGCCAGCTGACCGCTCATGTAGGCCTTGAGCGTTTCGTTCTGGGCTGCCTGAGATGCCGCAAGCTGTGCTGCAAACAGCTGCTGACCCTGCTCAGCAATCTTTGCGTCCTTTGCCTCGATGCGCTGTGCGGTCAGGGCGTCAAGAATGGCGCGGGCGTTCTGGTTCTGGTTGTCGATGATGTCCCGGGTGGTGTTCTGCACCGTGTTCCGGGTCTCGCAGGACTGGGTGGCCAAATTGTAGTTGACGCCCTGAATGGCAGAGCGGTTCTCGCAGCAGCACTCCTGCTGCTGCATCTGCATGGCAAACAGCTGCTGCATGAACGCCGCCTGCTGGTTTGCGCGGCTGACCTCGGCAGACATAAAGCCGTTGTTTACGGTCTGCTGCACGCCGTTGACAAGCTGCGCCTGCTGGTAGAAGCCATCACACATGCCGTTGTTGATACCATCCATCTTGCGCTCGATGTTGGCAAAATCGGAGGTCAGGACGTAGCCGTCCACGACACCGGCACCAGTGTTGCCATTGCCGCCCCAGTTGCCGCCCCAGCCTCCGCAGAAGGCGAACAGGAACAAGATTATGATCCACCATGCGCCATCATTGCCAAAGCCAAAGCCGTTGCCGCCGTTGGTGTTTGCGGGCTGAACAGGCATGGTCAGAACCGCAGAATCGGAAGAAAGAGACATTTTTGTACTCCTTTCGTGTGTTTTGAATGATTTTTATGCTTGAACCGTGGCCACGGTTACGACTTAGTGAGGCAAAAGCTGCTGGAACTGCTGCGCCATCGCCTGAAGCTGGTTCAGCTGCTCCTGCGACATCTTGCCTGATTGCAAGAGCTTCTGCACCTCTGCTTTGGGGTCGCCCTGAAAGCTAGCCTTGAACTGCTGGAACTGCTGCATCATCTGTCCGAACTGGCCCATAGGGCCGGACATAGCAGGCATACCGCCGCTCAGAACATTAAAAAGAGGGTTTGCCATAATTACTTGACCTCCATTTCAGGTTTTGTGGGCTCTTGCTTTTCCAGCGCCGCACAGCGGGCTGCCAGAGCGTCAAACTCTGCTCGGGTGACAAACTCCCCGCTGGGCTGCTGCGCCGTCTGAGGGGGCATTTTTGCCGCCGTGGTGCGTTCCTTGTAGTCAAAGATGCGAAGAGGCAGCGGCATCCCGCTGGCATCGGTGCTCTTGATGTAAAAGGCGCTGTTTTCGCTGTCCATCAGCAATACGCTATTGCCTGCGGCGACCATATAGGCTTTTGCACCCTCTTCTCCCTGCACCCAGATGATGGAGGGCGTGGCCTGTGCTGCCTGTGCTGTCGGCTGCTGCATCATGGGAGACTGATAGCCCACTCCCTGCCTGAGTTGAGTGAGGTTGTCCGGCATTGGCTGGCCGTAGTATGTCGGCATCTGATACGCATACGGATTGTAAGGCATCGTTTACTCCTCCTTGTACCAGTAGTAGATTGGGCATTCTGCGCCGCTGTCCCAGCTGTCCCACCACTCGCCGTCAATGACGGTCAGAACGTGGCCGGAGCAGCCCAGTACATACACGCCGCACGGGTACTCCCGGGCAAAATCTGCCACGGTGTAACAGGTGGCGCAGTCTGCTTCAACCATGCGGCGCTTGTAACCCTGCTTTTGGAGGTATGCGCCCCATGTGCGGTTGGCACTGGGCATATCGCCGATGGCGTAACCAGTGAGTGCAAGGCTGATATACGCTTGCTCCCAGCTCCGGCCGGTGGCCGCTGCTACCGCCCGCACAGCACAGTCTCCGACACTGCTCCCGTGGGGGTTAGGATTAAACTTGTGCCACATGGCGCTTCTCTCCCTTTGCGCTTAGTTTACCTTTTCAAGGAGAGCCAAGAGGCAACGAACGTCAAACGAAGGACAAATATAATTTTTTCTTCGAAAAGCATTGACATATGACGTCATATGCGATACAATAATGGTATCAAGAGAACCGCTTAAACATCAGAAGGTAGCAAACCATGAAAAGCCGCGAAATTATTGCCGATTACAGAGAATCCCTTAAAACCGTAAAATCTAATAAGGCTTTTACTCCGTGGGCAAGCCACAATGAAAAAATCAAGCTTGTCCGCGGCTTGGCAGCAAGGAAGAACAAGCAAATCAACACTCTCAAAAAGCACCCGCAGGCAAAAGGTTACGAGGTTTATAGCTCCGCCGCAGCGGACATGATGAAAATGCTGAACGGGTTCATCTGATTTGGAGGATTAAATCATGGATGTGCTTTTTTCCTCAGTCGTGCGGCTCAGCGAGCAAGAGCTGAGCCTTAAAGAAATCAGCAAGCGTCTTCATATCAGCGAGCAAAAAGTCCGAAAAATCCTTATTACGGCAGGTGTGTGGTCGAGCGAAACCTCTAAGAAAATCAGTTCTCTCGTCGAGAGCGGAAAATCTTTGGACGAAATCCAGGCCGTCACCGGCCTTACTCGAAACGCGGTGTTGTCGTATCTCCCTTACGAAAGGGGGATGCAGGACGCCGAATACCCCACCGTCAACGCTCTCAGGATCCGAAAATGCCGTCAAAACAAAAAGAAAGGAGAGGCAAATGGAGAAATTTGACCAAATCGCATACATCAGCGCTTACAATGAGGCTACTTATGACCGCCTGACTCTGCGCATTCCCAAGGGCCAGAAAAAGGTCATAAAAGATAGAGCCGCCGAAAAGGGGCTGAGCGTAAATGCTTATATTGCAGCTCTGATAAAAAAAGACTGCCACGAGTGAGTTAAATTTAATCAACACAAGAGCCGCACAGCGGCAGGAGGTCAATTATGTCTAATAACAATTATATCCCGGAAATTGTCATCAATGCCGTTATCGCCCATAAGGGCAACAAACAAGTCTGCTTTGGCGTTGTCAGCTCCCTCAGCAATAACGTCAGCTCCAACATCGGAGGCGTGGACATCATCACCAAAAACGGTTACACCGGCGTATATGAGCCGGTCAGCGTCCCTTATCGTAAGGCCGTAACCATCGAGCTGCCGGAGGGCGTCCACTACGGCTATTACGCGCCTGCCCCCAACTGTAGTCATTGCATCGGATACTATGCCGACTACAAGAGCAAGGACGGCAACGGCTGCATGGTGTACGTCTCTTGCAATCCTCAGCAAGGCGACACTACAAGCAAACCGGCAGCGCCTGGCAGTATCGCAACAATCCCGGAGCACGATTACAGCAGCGCCATTGACCGAACCATTGCAGCAGGGTTGACAATGTCCGTGCCTCAGCCGGACGGATCCCGCAAAATCGTCCCCGTCAAGGTTCTAGCCGTCACCGAGCTGTACGGCGACATCCACCCCGGCTATAACGCATGATAGGTGATCTCCAGTAGCCTTAAAATCAAAAAAACCCCCGATGCTCCAAACGGAACACCGGGGGTTTATGCCACCAAAACGGCAAAGTCTAAAATCAAAAGCGGAACCGCCCACAGGCAATACCGTTCTCTACAAGGCCGTAGCCTTTCAAATCATAAATCGTATGGCGTATAATGCAAAGACGCATATACCGATAAAACCACGCCTATAAATGCACTATTCCAAAACGGAAGGACGGCTTTTAGAACGCTTGATGTCGCTCCAAAAATAATCAGAGCGAACAAAACACGGGACAAAAAGTGATATATTTTATTTGCCATAATTCAGATAAAGTCGTCTCCCGCATGGTACGCACTATAAGTAGGCGGGCGGGAGACTAGCCAGTTGTACAAATATCCGCCCTAATGCGCTTCTTCGAGAGGCCGGGTGGATTTGTTGATGTTATTATACCACAATCAATCCGTCACGACAAGAACCAGCGCAGGGCCGTTGACGCTGACCTCTGCGTCCTGATATGGCTCGACAATGGTCGTTTCCACGCCCTCGCGTTTGCGAAGCTCTGTAACAAGATTTGCGGTCGGAACATTTTCGAGGTTCACGGTGAGCTCCTTTCGTCTAGCTTTTCATCAATAACTTTCAGCCGGTATCCTATTGCTGTCCGGCTGTAATGTGTCTGTGCTGCAATGTCCGGCAGCGGGAGCCGCTCAACGTACCGCAGTAAGGCTATCTTACGGTCTACCCTCCCAAGCGGTGCGCTTTTGATAGCGGCGGTCATCTGCTGTCGGTCAAGTCCTTGCAGCGCAGCGGGCAGTACTACGCGAGCCGCCGCCACGGGCAGCACCGAGCCAAAAAGGCTGCGGCAGCTGTCCGGCGTTGCGCTTAGATACGCATTTTGCCATATTAAGACCGCAAATTTGCAATTTTTTATCAAATTTGAGCCTTAACACCCCGATTTTGTTGGTCTTAACAAAATCGCTCCATGTAGTGCTTGCCATAGTATAGTCCTTTCTACGGTTTAGATTTCAACCTTGCCGTTTTCATCGTACACGTCAAACCACTCTTCGCAGTATTCGTGCACGCGCTCACGCAAACTCTTAATGTACCTGAGAGACTTGCAGGTATATACCTTCATACCCTGATACTTTCCATCAAGCCCGGTAAAAGTACCGCGATAAAAGCGCCCCATTCCTTTGGCTTTATAGATGGAGCGAGGTTCGTCCATTTCTGTGTTTTTGAGATAATACATCTTGCCCCTCCTTACTGCTTTTCCAGCGCCGCCTTCATGCGGTCAAAGAAAAACTGAATCACGGTGCCGATGGTCTCATCGGTGATGGCCCAGCTGATAAGCCTGCCCCACTTGCTGGCGCTGAGGGCCGTGCGGAGCATCTGCGCCACCCACGCCTTGCGTTCTGCGCCTCTCTTGGTGCCCTGAATCTCACGCTCTGCCTGCTCGATCAGGTCAAGCACGGTGCCCTTGACAGCTGCACCATAGCCCAGCCGGATGCAGCCCAGGGCGTAAAACACAAAGCCGCCCAGCATGAGCACGAGGGCCACATGGGCGGGAATGACGCCCAAAATGTTATTGATCGTTGCCATGTATTACTCTCCTCTCTCTTTTTCAAGGTCTGCAATGCGGTGGTTTGCCACCTTCATTTGTTCTTCAAGCACCGGGATGCGCTGGGCAAAATCGTTGTGTGTCCGGACTTCCCGGGTCAGCTCGTCCAGCTTAGTGTCGGTAATGGCCTGCTGTTTTTCTAGTTTGGCGTCCATGTTTTGAGCGGCCCTGCTGTTAGAGATAAGCACGCCGATCAAGCTCAGGCCGCCAGTGATGAGTGCTACGATGATCGCGTCGCTCATGCGCCCTCCCGGAGACGGGTCAGGCCCTTCTTTTCGATGATGCGGGGGTAGTTGAGAGTAGTGACGTTGAGGTCTACGTCGCCGGAGATGCCCGGCACAGCGCCCTTGCTGGTGTGCTGGTGAGCGTTGTACCTAAAGGTAACAGCAGGCGGCTTGCCCGTATAGTCGGCCAGCCACACGTCGTAAGGACTCAGCGCCGCGCCGCCCATGTAAAGGCGGGTGTTGGCGAAGCTGGTGTAGGTGTACAGCTGGGCGTAAAAGCCCATTGCCTCGATACGGGCCAGAGCGTAGGCTGTCAGGTCAGTCAACGCCTGTCGTCCAAGCTGCTTGAGCTTGTTGTCCTCCACGTCCACAGCCACCGGCAGAGTCATCTCTTTGCCGCGCAGAGCGTCTGCCAGCAGAGCCAGTTCTTTGTCTGCGCCGGTGTGGCTGATAGCATAGCTGTAGTAGTACACACCCACGTCCAGCCCGGCAGCCCGGGCGTTGCGGTAGTTGGTCTCAAAGGTCGGGTCGATGTACAACCCGTCCTTGCGTTTACTCAGCTTGCTGTTGGTAGATACCGTCTTGAGCATGACGCCTTTGTAACCAGCCACTTTGACCTTGCGCCAGCCGTCGAGGGTGATTTTGCCCTGATACCGGCTCACGTCGATGTAGCGGTAGGGTGGTGCGCCCTCCCAGCCGGGAGGAGCAGCGCTCTGGGTGTCCACCGTGGACACCGGGTCAGAGGTAGAGGCATCTGCCGCCCGGGAGAGGGCAGAAAAGAGGAAGGCGAGGAAGTTGAGGATGGTGTGCAGCATTTTGAGACTCCTTTTGGTTTTTAAGGTTAGATAAAGCTTCCTTTAGTTGACGATTAAATCATCATATCAGTTTCTACATTATCAGCACTTGCAGTAACATTTTCATATTTGAACCCACTAAAACTGTTACCGAATCCATAAAGTTTGAACTCTATTTTTGTACCTTGGTAAACCGATTCTTTACAAAAACTTATATATTGACCTTTGCAACCTTTAAAAGTGATAGTATCGGTTTGATTACTTCCCGCGCTTGAAACTTTGATACCGGAATAACCCCCAATAAACTTGCAGCATTCCATTTCAATGTTACATGGTTTGCTTTGTTCTGTATTATTGTGAACTAAAAATGAAAATTTGCTTTCTGTTTCCTGTGTTTCAAAAACGCACTTTTTAAACTGCATCTTTCGACCTTTTGCCATTCCAGTTCCAAATGGTACTTTTGAAACCGTATTGTAATCAACACCACTTGTTAATGGCTCATAAACGAAATGACAATTTTCAAATTTTTCAACGCCATCATCAACTGCATGAACCTTATAGTCATCATTGTGAACGGCATACCGAATGTTTTTAGCCTTAACCGTAAGATTTTTTAAGCTGTTGTTTTTCCATAAGTTTAAAGTAGAAATGTTGTTTCTAATGATAGAATACGAGGTTATGTCAACTGGTAACTCGGCATAAATAGTTGTTTCATCAACACCCCCAGCACCAACAATATCAACGTAATCTGGCAAAGTTAAACCAACAAACGAGCTATTTTGTTTTGATAAATCATATCCGTCCAATGCGTTATATGTCCCTTTATCTAAGACAATAACAACTTTATTGCTTTTGCTTGCCCTTACTTCTGCATACTCTATAGCATCTTTTAATGTCTTAATATTTCTGTCAGAGCCAACACTTACATATTTAGTATTGTACAAACCCTCGACTTGGTTTGCGCTTATTCTTTTAAGCTCACTTACAGCCGAAACATTTACACTATTTTTAGAAGAAGCACCATAGTTAAATCTCACATATTCAGCATCTTGTGGAATTTCAGAAAATTCGCTAAAATCTGATGCTTTTGTATTACTTTGTAATGTCCTATCATTCTTGTAGAAAATAACAGCGTTTCCTAAATTAAATCCACTAAATTTTATCTTTTTATATCCGCTCAATGGAATATAATCGCTATGACAGTACAAAGCGTCTTCTCTTTCTGTAACGCCATCATTCAGTAAGTAATAACCCTCCGTAGAAGTTTCAGCATTAAAAATATTATCGAAAATGGTTTCAACCGTATTCCCATTTGTTTTAACTGCATTGTTATCTACCTTAATTAAATCTTCCTTTAGTTGCTTCACGCTCCCATCAAGCTCCGTATAGCTCTCCGGGATAGTCTTGAGTGTCTCTGCGGCTTTGGCGTCGATGTCATTAGATAGCTGTTCTTTGACAGATGCTGCATTTGATTCGATGGCGTTTTTTGCGTCTTCGGCGGTCTTGTCGATGGCCTCTTTGGCCGCTTCGGCTGTTGCGTCCATATCTGCCTTTGCGTTTTCGGAAATCTGCCCACAGTACTCCAAACCATCTGCAATACTGCTGCGCACCTCTCTACCTAAAACCGCTGTTCGAATTTTCTTGATGATTTCCGTGAGGTTCGTTTCCATATCTTTCTTCCTTTACTGTGCTGACGTTTTGCTTGTAGTGGGTATCGGATTGCCGTTGAGGTATCCCATAGAGCTTAAAGCGATACTGTACGCCATAGACGCTTTGTGGCTGCTGAGGGCCTGCAGGTCTGAGATGGAGTAAAAACTCGTCCCAAACGTAAACTTTTTCTTGTCAGGCGCGTCCAGCGGCTCGACAATTTTGGTCAACACCAACGGTGTATCAATGCCGTGAGGCTTTGAGATAATGCGGGTCTTCTTCATCCAGCTCAGGCGCTCAGTGTTGATACCTGCATCATGCAAATCAATAGCGCTGACCTCAATGCCATCATAGTATCTTAGATTTTTCCGGAGCTCTTCGTTCGCAGCGTCCAGCAGCTTTTGCCTTGTAATCGACTTACCGTCGATGACGATGACCCGGGTGATAATACCATAGACGCTCTGTGCCGCTCTGTCGTCGGCCTGCTCCTGGATGGTTTTGGTGCTCTTAAAAATCCACCAGCCTTTTTTCTGGTAGCCTACCGCGATGACCCGGGTAACGATGTTATCGGCCTTGACATAGTTATTGAGGTCCAGCATATTTACGCCAAACTCGATCGTTTGAGGGTTTTCGTCCGTAATTCCTTCGCCGTCGAGATAGTCCAGATACCGGGTCTTTCCGTCATCAGAGTAGCGGACGGCAAAGTAGCCGCCGTACACGTCCGTCAGCTCAGATTGCAGGATGTCCCACGTCTTGCCAAAGTTTTTGCCGTCGCCGAAGCTTAGGGCCTCATTGGTGGAGGTGTCAAAGTCGTGCAGATAGTAGCCCTTGCAGGTCGACCAGCTTCCTGTGCTGGAATTGCCGCGCTGAATCGCTCCGTCATCGCCCAGCCGCCAGTTTGTCAGCGGGGTGGTGCCGAGCTCGTAAATGTACTTAGAGCCATGAGCCGTCACGGTCACAGCGTAAAAGCTGCCGTTTTTGTAGGCTATGTTTCGCTCCACCGTGAATGACTTGCCGCCTTGGCCTTCATACTCAGAGACAACGCGTATCGCATTACCTTTGTTAATATACTCCCCGGCTGAAACGGTGTAGTTTAATATATCGCATATTCGCCTTTTATCAGCATCCACGAGGAAATAATCATTACTGCCGTCGTCGTCTTTCTCGGAATCCACTTTGCAACCGCTCATGTAGACCGTCTTAAAGGGCTCCTGCGGCCCATTTGCAAAAACAGTGACATCGCCCACCGTAAAAGCTTTATATTTGTCGGTCTGGCTGTTGTGATTGCGGATGACATTTTCCAAAAATTCCCGGATGCTGATATTTGGGTACCGATAAGGGGTGAGCGCGGTATCATTGAGATATGCGAGCTCACCCTCGCAGTACACTTTTTGTCTCAGATAAAAATCCATGTCGTGGCTCATGACCCGCCCGTGCCAGATGGGCGTACCGTCCTGCTCTACTTCCACAATGGTCTTGAGCTTTTGTAGCGCCGAGTGGGCAACATTGCCCAGCGGGAGCGTAAACTCAAAACTGCCAGCCTTACCGGCCTCACGGGTGAGAGTCGGGGAGATGAGCAGCGTAGCCGTAGTGCGCAGGTCTTCGCCAGTCGGGTCATAGATGCAGGTTTTGGTGTCCCATACGCCTACGGCGGTCTGGGTGCCTGCATAGACTTTGTAACTCACAGACTTTTTACCTCCGTTGCCGTATCATAAATAGTGTCTGTCTCAAAGTTAAAGGGGTCCCACTCCCAGTCAGCACCCGCCTCAGCGGTGAGGCTGACTTTGTATGGGTTGCAGATGCCGGAGATGGTAAAGACATTCTCCCACCGGTCGCGGCTCTGGGGGGTCACTGTCCAGTAGCCCTCCCAGTACCACGACGGGTCATCATCAAAGATGCAGCGCAGCCACTGTCCCTGCAAAGCGTTTTCGAGGGCGCTCTGGATGCTGGGCCAAAGCTTTTTGGGCTTGACGCACTTGAGGGTGATAGTTATCTTGCGCTGGGTGTAATGGACTTTGCCGTCCAGGGATTTGGAGAGGTCCAAAATGCGGTCGCTAAACGGCACCTTTATAAGTAGGCTCTGGTCCGGTTCTGCCGGGCCGACGGTCGTACCGCCCACCACGATGTAAAGCCCCCAGTCCTTGAGGGTGTGATGATCGCCCAGCTGGACGCCCTGTAAAGCTGCCATTTAACCACCTCTTGCTTTCCGGGCCGCGCGGATGCCCAAATCTCCATCAATGCCATTGGTGAGTGTCGGCTGCATTGCACCTGCAAGAGCCTGCACACCGTTAGCGTCGATAACCAGCGTACCGGTGCCGATCGCCGGGAGATGCTCATCCAGCGAGTTGGAGATCCGCTGCAATACGCTAAGCTGCTGCTTGCCGGTGGTGTCCTGCTGACTGCCAGCAAACGGAGACGCGGTGACGCTGCTGTAGCGGTTGAGCTGGTCGGCGCGGGCCGAGAACTCTGCCAGAGAGTCATACACCGGCGTTGTGCCGTAGGGGCTCTTGTAGTTGTTGGTGACGTCGTTATCGCGGCTGCTGCGCCACTTGGCAAACGCTGCGCCGCCCACAAGGGCTGTCAGGCCGAGGATAGCAGCCACCACGGGGTTTGCGATGATAAAGCCCACAATGCCGCTGAGAGCTTTTGTAATGACGCCCGCCATGCCCGAAAAGTTTCCGGCGATGCCCGCCAGCTTGGCACCCATGCCGCCGGACTCGCCCAGCCCGTTTATGACCTGAGAGAGGCCCTGCACGGCCACTTTTGCGTCGTTGGCGTCCGAGGTAATGCCATCGGTGAGCAGCTTGTGGAGCGTATCTTTCAGGCCGCTCATACCGCCGCCGGAATAGCTGTCGTTGATCGCAGTGAGGGCGTCCGAAAACCATTTGGAGATGATGTTGCGCTGCTCTTGCGTGACCTCGCCCCAAATCAGCTTTGCAAAGTCGGTGGCAAGGCTCGTCCAGTTGCCGTTTTTGAGGTCGGTGAGCACACTTTGGAGTGTCCCCATGATGCCGTTTTGCCATTTGGTCTTTGCCTCGCTGAGATTTTTGTCAATACGAGACTGCATCTCAGAGACAGACAAAACCACCTTGTCGCAGGTCTGGTTGACCGTGGTGGTGATTTTGCCATCGGCATCGGTCACGTTTTTTGTGACCTTTTTAATGGTCTTTTCGACGCCGTCCACGACCTCAGTCCACGAGTCGGTGATGGTCTGCACCGTCTCTTTGGTGGTGCCTTTGAGCTGCTTGGTAGTGCCGTCATAGACGTTGTAGGTGTTGTCGGCAGTCTCTGTTACACGCTGGATGCTGCCAACGATGTTGCCAGTACCAGCAAGTATCTCCTGAGAGGTCTCCTTGATGGTATCGGCCAGCTTTTTGGTATCAGCGGCGACGTGCTTTTGGGTTGGAGTCTCGGTCTTGGTTTTGGTCGGGGTGGGCGAAGCGGTAATAGAGCTTTTGCTTTTGCCAGAAGGCTTTGCAGGCACCCAGCCGTCATTCTCGTCCCACACCATCCCAGCGTGAGATTCATCCCAGTCCCTTTTTCCCTGTTTTGTTGTCTGGTCAGCGTTAAATGCATTCCAGTACACAGCATCCCAATCGCCACTAAAAAGCGAAATTTCGCCTTTTCTGAAGGAATCGGCAACAGCTTTCAGGCCCACAAGCGAGGACTTTGCCTTGTCGATCACACCGGAAAGTCCGGTTATCTCTCCGATAAGGCCCGTCCATCCGTCGGTTTTGTAGGCTTCCTGCGCGGCCACCGTCATATCATTAAGATTTGAGATGACCATGCCGATGCCGTTGAACAAATCGCCGGTCATAAGGCCAGCCAACTGGCTCACGTTATCTTTCAACGTGGACACCCGGCCATTCATGGTCTGGCTTTGGGTGTCCATGGCGTTGTAATATCGCCCGCCCTCTTCGCTGGCCGCAATAAGAGCCTCAGAAAGCAGGTCGTAGCTGACGGTCATGCTCTGGACATCCTGCACCGATTTGCCGGTGTAGTCGGCCAAAACCTGATAGATATTGATGCCAGCATAGGCAAACTGCTTGATGTCGATAGCGGACGCTTTGCCCACGTTGGCGATCTGCTGCAAGTTTGCCGCCATGCGGGACAGCTCTGCATTGCCACCGCCTGCAGCCGAAACAGCATCGCCCAGCGCCATGATGACCTTGCGGGAGTAGCCCGCGTTTTCACCGGCGCTGATAAGCAGCTGGTTGGCCTGTGTCAGGCTCGCCACATCAAAGGGGGTGCGGGCGGCGTCCTCCTGAATGGCTTTTATGGCCTCGTTCGCGGCCTCTGCGCTGCCCAGCATATTGGTAAAGCCGGTGGTGTATTTCTCAATCTGGGCGTTGTATTCGATGCCGGAAGAGATGAATCCCTCTGCGGCACTGAGCGCAGCGGAGTAAAGCTTCGAGAAAATGCCCGCCATGACCGTACCTTGTGCAATGGCACCGGCCAGGGACTTGCTGGACCCCGATGCGGCATCCCCAAAGCTGTTCATATACCCTTCAGCAGTCCTTAGCCCCTGTGCCGTGGTATTGAGTTGGGCCTGAGCTTCTTTCAGCTTCTGGGCAAATTCCTTGGTTTCTTTGGAGGTTTCCCCGGTCTCTTTCCGTGATTTCTGGTAGGCTGCCGTAAGGTGAATGACCTCACTGTACAGCCGGTTATAATCCTTCATCATGGTGGAGACAGCGGCCTTAGTCTGAGACTTTGCCTCTTCCACGCCCTGCCGGTAGGCGCTGTCGTCCAGCCCGAGGGTGGCGCTCAATTCAAAGAGCTTCAGGTTTCTTCACCTCCATTCAAGCCATTTTTGATTCTCTGTATCACTTCTTCGGCGCTTTGCTGTGGCTCTGAGGGGCGGGGGTCGATGATTCCTGCCACCCGGTCAGCCCAGCGCTCTTCTACGCCTGCGAAGCCTGCCAGCGTGTCCGTCATGTATGCCCGGTAGCTCAAAGCAATAGCCTCTTGCCGCCGGGTGTTCATGATGTGCTGGACGATGTAGGGCTTGCCGACGAGCCGCAGCATATCGAGCCGAATGGACGAAGTCAGGCGTCGATACTCGTCTGGCCCAGCTTCGCCAACGATAACAAAAAATCCAGCACGTCCTTGTCCTCGATGGTGGCAGTGATAACGCGCAGGGTCTTGAACGGTGTCATAGTCTCTGGCTTGCCGTCCTTGTCCACGTCCGGCTCATAGAGCAGCGGAAGCAGCTTGGCGGTAGCCTCAGCGTTCTCAAAGAGCAGGCTTTTCGCCATTGCCTTGAGGTTTTTTCGGCTCTGCTCTTCCTTCATCTTGGCCTTTTCCTCTTCGGTCTCCTTGCCGGTAAACACCGGCATAACCTTGCGCAGCTCCATGACTTTGGTCTTGGTCAGCAGGTCAGACACCGCGTCAGCGATGAGCCAGCAGCGCCGCAGGAACTCGGTCTCGTCCATCTGGTTCAGGGTTTTCATGTTATAGCCTCCTTACGCCGCAGCCTTCGGGCTGTAGTACCACTCCATAGGCACCACGTCACTGCCCAGACGGGGGCAGCCGGTCAGGGTGACTGCAATGTTGCCCTTGCCCTTGTCGGTCGTCTTCAGGGTCAAACCGCCGGTGGACAGTGCGTTCATCAGACGGACTGCAACCATACCGCCATCCAGCGTGTCTCCAACCCACCAGATGTCCTTAAAGTCGCCGGTGCTGGCGGCGGGGTCGAGAGTCATGCGGGGCGCGACCTTTTTGTCACTCACATCCGCAGCGCCCAGCGCCAGCTTGATAACGTCCGTTGTGACATTCAGGGCCGTAAAGGCCAGCGTGCAGTCGTAGTCCTCGATTTGCATCAGCTCTGCGGTGTTCTTCTGGGCGTTGTCCACGTCCGCGCCCAGATCGGTGAAGTTTGCCTTGCAGGTCGCGGTGATGCCGCCGGTCGTGGCGGTGATAATGTCTGCGTCCTGAACTTCGGTTTCGCCGGTTACATCAAACTTGTTGACCACGATGCCTGCGTTGAACTGCATGGATTCGAACGCTTTCTGCGAAATTTTGGAAAATTTTCTTGCCATATTGCTCCTTTACTCACGGTATAAACCGTGTGAGTTCAAAATTGAGGTATTCGCACAAATAACCCTCGGGCGGGTTGTCGAGCGGCTGCGCCCACGGAGTGCCTTTGTGCAAAAGAATAGCGCCGCCCTCGCATTCGATGGTCAAGCCATCTGCAAGGGCTGCGCTTATCCTGTCTTCGGTCTGCAAAATAGGCGCCCGGCCTTTGGCACTCGGATACCAAAGCCGGGAGTGGAAGGTGCTGGACTCATTCCAGCCGCTGGGAATTGTCGGCTGATAGGTCAGATACGGCAGTTCTGCGCCGGGCGGAATGTTGTCTTCCAGATAGCCCGGGATGCCAAAACCGTTGAAAAACGTGTTCAGCGCCCGGTTGATGCTCTCAGACGGTCCCATTACGGCAGCACCGCCTTTTTGCACTTCACGGCCCGCAGGCCCATGCCGGATTCTTTTGGAGCGCTGCCCTCATCGGCTGCACTCGTCACCTGAAAGGTCTGCCCGTCGCTCACCCGCTTGATGTAATCCGGGAAGGCCAGCGGCACACCGGTGTTGACCAGCAGCGTATAGGTGGACGCTGTAGCCGCCTGCTCTGCAACCTGAGCCTCCACGGTGGTATCGTGGCGCTCTACGGCCTCAAATTCCGGGCCGTCCGTCCAGCCAGAGACAAAGCCGCCGACGCCGTCAGGCTCATAGCTGCGGGTCTGAAAACGGTATTTTTTGGTGAAGCTCTGCATCACGGTGGATGCAGCGAACGAATTGACCATGTCACATCTTCCTCCACTGATTGATCTCGGATTTATAGCGGGTCTTGCCGTCTGCAGGTAGCCCGTCCGTGCCTGTAGCCATCGTGCCGGACCACCCGGCAAAGGACTGGGACACATACACGCCGCCGGACGGGAGCGCCTTGTCGTATGCGTCGATTTTTTCGGCCAGCGCGGCAAAGGCAGGCGGCACACGCATAGGCTGCACCGTGCCGTTAAAGGTCTCTGCCATCAAATCACCGTCCCCTGCCTTGTGTACTCCATCGTTGAAGATAGAGCCGCACACGAGGAAATACTGCCCCGGGACTACCCCGGCGGGAACGGTATCTGGCTCAAAAGCAAACTCCCCTGCAATGGGGTCGTCTGCCCGGTCAAAGAAATTGTGCGTCAGTGCGCACAGCTCAGGGACGGTCATTGGGCGCCTCCTCCTCAAAAGGGGCGATTACTCGCCCGGGGTGATAGTCTGGACAGAGATGCCGTCCAGATACTCAGCAAACAGGGTCATGCCCATGACGGCGAAGCTCTCAGAGACTGCGGTGTGGTAGTTGCCCTGAGTGTGGAAGCCGATGAGGTTGCTTGCCTCGCCCGCAGTGGTGTAGACCAGACCGGCCTTGGAAAAGTCGCTGTCGGCGGGGTCAACATAGTACAGGACGATGTTGTCCACCGGGGTTGCGATGACCTTTCCTCGCGCGATTTCTCCGCTGGAAAGCAGGAAGATGGTGTTGTATCCCATGAAGTCCTTGATGTACTGGAAGCCGAACTGGTTCTGGACAGTGATGTTGGCTGCGCCCAGGTACTCGTACACATCCAGAATGTTGGCGAAGCCCACGACGCCGGTGACGGTGCGGTGCATGTTCTTGAACTTGTCCTCAACGCTGCCCTTGGCCATCGCCAGAGCCATCTGGAAGGTCTTGGGGGTGCCTTTCAGGGTGCCGGTGTTCAGGTACTTGTAGAAGCGGTCGGTGACGTTCGCGGTCAGCTGGTACAGGAACTCGTCATCAGTCTTCTGAACGGCAACATCGTAGCCGTACTTCTTGATAGCTTCCAGAGAGACGGCTTTGGCGAACTTTTCGACAGTAATGTCAGCATAGGTCTTTTCTTTGACGGTGAACTTGCTGTAGGGGATTTCCTCGCCCTCAGCAACAGTGCCGCTCTGAAGCGTACCCTCGGCGTACTTGCTCTTGAGGGTAGTGCCGGGCTGCATCCGAATGGGGCGCATGATGCCCATGATGTCACGCAGATGCTGCCAGTTGCGCTGGAAGCGGGTGACGAAGTCGATTTCTCGGGGGTTGACGGTAATGTCGGTAGTTACGATAAGGTTTTCTTTTGCTGCCATGTGTTATTCCTTTCCGCCGCCCGTGAAAAGGTCGGCATTTGCTGCAATGGCCGCCTGGCGCTCGCCAGCGTCCTTGATTGCAAAAATTTGGTCTTTGGTCATTTTGGAACCGGTGTTGGTGGGAGGGGTGTCCACCTTTGCGCCGGTGGTCGTGGTTGTAGCCACAAAGTCGCCCCATACGTCCTTCTGGCTGTCCATGAACTTCTTTGCGTCCTTGACCTTGCCGTTCTCGTCCAGCTCCAAAGCGTCGATGTCCGCGCCGGTCATTTTTACAACGCGGTCAAAGTGCTTTTCTAGCACGCCATTGTCCTTCAGCAGTTGCTTGTATGCCGCTGCTTTCGTGGCCCGGGTGTCCTTCTGGGTCTGCTGGGCCTTGTAGTCGGTCAGCGCCTTTTCGGCGGCTTCCTTGCCGCTGTTGGCTGCGTCCCGGTCCTTTTCGGCTTTGGCGAGGGCTGCGTTCTTCTCATCGAGCTGGTTCTGCAAAGTGTCCGTTTCCTCATGCAGCACGTCCAGAATTTTCTTGAGCTTGCCGCTGGTGTCGGTCGTTTCATCTTCCAGAATCGCCCGGAGAGTCTTGCGTTCGAGTGCCATGTGATAGTCCTTTCTGCCCTTGCTCGGGCTGCCATGCTTGGCAATAAGGTTTAATTTTCCGGACGTGCTGCCGGTGTGGTGCCGCCTGTGGGGCTTGAACCCACGGCCCCCGGATTACAAATCCGGCGCTCTGCCAACCTGAGCTAAAGCGGCATAAAAAAGCGGCTGACGCTGTGCGCCAACCGCTGAGTATTTAGTTTTAGAGCGAAAATTCACAGTCTGTGGCTGTCGGATAGTCCTGCGCTTCGGACGGAACATAGACCAAAACAGAAATTTTGGCTTTGCCCTCGCCGTATGTGTTATCACACATCTCCTGAAGCGCTTTGCGTGCCTGAGCACCAGCCGCAAACAACTCTTCGACTTTTGCAGCCTTGGGCTTGTTCTTTTCCTTCACCTCAAGCATCTGCTTTTTGATTTCTTCAATTCTTTCGGCAGACTTATGATAAAGTCTTTCTGCGTTTTCCTGCATTTTCACAGCAACTTCAAGCTGTGCGCTCAAGTTTTCAAGCCCTGTCATCCTTATACCTCCTTGTTTCCTTCTTCCACTGCAATCTCTCGCAGCTCGTCAATGTGATTTTCAACCGCCGGGCGGAGGAACGGGCGTGGGGCCATGCCCCGGGTAAAGTGCCACTTGCCGTTGAAGTCCTTCCAAACCCACGGTGTTTTGCGTCCGTTGCCCTTCTCGGCAAAGATGCCAGTGCCCAGCTCCACATACACGCTGTAAAACAGGTTGCTGCCGATGGTCACGGTCTTTTTTGCAAGGTCTACGGCGTAGGTCAGGCTCTGCTTGAGCGCACCGCCAACGTAGCCCTCAATGCCCGTGCTGTCTTCTGTGCCGGGTGGCGCAAGCAGCTGGGCGTAGTCCTGCACCTTCATGCCCCAGTTGGTCAGCACCCGCTCCGCCCATGAGTCCAGCGCCTCACGCAGCTGCGGGGTGTTGTCGGTGAATTTGATGTCGTAGTTAAAGTTCATGGTTCACCCCTCGGTTCTCGCTTTTTCTTTAAGATGCGACCGCACTCAGGGCAAAAATTCGGATACCAAACGGCTTCATCGTTTCCCCACGATTTCAAATAGCACTTTTTTGCTTTATCAACACCAATGCTTAAAAAATCGCCAACCCCACTGTCAGCAATATTTTCTTCATGCATTTGGCTTGTATCACAGTACTTGCACATTTACTTTTTCTTCTTTCTGGAAATGTAACCAATCCACGCATTTCCCTGCTCAAAAGTAACGCCATACGGCTTTGTTGTTAGCTGCATTAACTTGTCCCAGTCGCCGCGAGACATTCCTTTGAAATCAAATGCAACTTTTGGGCCTTTTTCCCAAAATGTTGTCATGTAAGGTTCAGAACCATCACCAGTTCTGTATTTGTTAAGGTCAACGCCAACTTGCTTTTTCACAAAGTCAATGGTTTCGTTGTGTGATTTCTTATATCTCGAATTGTCAACAATAGTCGCAAGCTTTCTTTGCCGTTCTGCTTCAACTTTTCTGTCGTCTGTTATCCAGCGGCCATTTACAAATGATTCAAACTTGTGCTCATCAGCGCTTCCGCCGCCCGCTCTCGCGGAGCTGCCCGAACCTCTTTTACTCACGGTAGTGCCTCCTTTCGCATTGAAATGGCTTGAACTTGGTCATAGCCCGTCGAAATTTCATGGCTATTTCTTACGCTTCCACGATTTTGTAGCGCCGTCCCAAGAAAGGCCGTGTTCTTTCGCTTCTGCTCGCATACTGTAAGTCTGGCCGCTGATAGACTGCACCTTGTCCCAGTTGATGCCGAAAGACTTTCCATCAACAGCGCCCGCCTGAACATTGTACGTCAGATAGTTGGTTTTGTTGGTTTTCGCGGTCTTTTCTTTTGTGTCTGGCTGTGCATACTCGAATGTTAAGTTGCCCTTTCCGTCCGTGGTAGCTTCCAGTACCTCTGTATCATACCGTCCACGTTGCCACCCACGGCCCTCAATGTAGCGGGCCTCTATCGTTCTTTTTGCGCCGCCTGCAATGGCACCATCTTTGCTACCGCCCATGCGGGTGCTGCCGGAGCCGCTACCTCTTTTGCTCATATCGATACTCCTTCCGTTCAAATTCAAACGGCTTGATTTTGGTCACGTTCCAGTCAAACTCTGCCGGACACTTGCCGTACCACAAAATACCGCTTGGTTGCAGCACTTCCAGCGCCTTGCGGCAGTGTTTGGCAAAGCACTCTGCTTCGTACGGGTCAGATTGCGTGCCGTGGCTCGAAATGCTCACGATGGCGTTTCTGGGTTCTCCGTCAAAACACCAGTCATAACTTTGCTCGCCGCACCAGCAAAGCGTTGGAATGACGTGGATGCCGTGCGCCTGCCAGTATGCACCCAGCCAGTGCTTTTTGTAGTGCATGAAAAGCTGCACCGCAAGCGGCATATCGCTGTAAAGCGAAAAATCCGGCGAACATACCGCGCCGAACTGCTGCAAAAGGGGAATGTATTTGTCAGGGTTGTTCCAGAACCGTTCAAACTGATAATCGTCCTTGTAAAAATGTACGCCTTTTGTGGCCTTGTCTTTGGCTGTCAACGCATAATTGACCGGGATCCATTCCAGCTTGTCAATGCGGATGTCCGTTTCCGGCTTGATTTCAGGGATGCCATACTTGCCAACACCCGGAAAAATCATTTTCTCGGTGTTTTCCATCGGCAGAATCACGGTTCATCCCTTCTTTCTTTTTCTGAATCCTTCCATTGTCCTAATAAGGCGTTTGTGTGCTCCATGCGGCTTTGCGCCATTTCCGTAGGAAGGCCGCGCGTGTTTTGGCTTAACGTAACCACACGGGGGCTTAAAATCACGGCAAAAGTTCAAGAAAAAGTCGTCGTTGATTACGACAATCCCAAACTTCTTATTCTTCATGCTTTGCGCTCTCCTTTCTCCGTTTTCGCTCTTCCGCCCACCACATTTGCTCTTTCTCCTTGCCGCCCTTGGATTTATACCACTCGGTGTAATCCATGATGGGGGTGACTTCTTTGGTCACATTGTCCCTCTGCATGGCGTTCTGCCGGGGATACTTGCCCAGCGCAGAGGACAACACACAGCGGCAGTGGTAGACCATCTCCGGGGCGGCGTTTGGGTCTCCGGGCCGCTGAATCTCGTAACCCATGACCTTGAACGGCTCGTCAAGCTCTGCCGTCTGCTGGTCAAGCAGGCGGTGCATCTCACGGGTGCGGTAGTCGTGGGTGGAGTTCCAGCGCTTTTTGACCTCGATGCCCAAAGCCTGGGCGTTGCGCATCTGCTGCAATGCCCCTGCATTCTGGGCACTGGTGAGGGCCGTGATGGCGTTGTTCATGGCCCAGTGGATCTCTGTATCAGCCATGCCGTTGACGGCCTGCACGGCGATGTCGTGGACGCTCTTGCCCTGCACGATGCCCTGCATGACGTAGCGGTTGAACACCCGGGCGTCATAGGTGCGGTTGCTCTCGCTCTTGATGCGCTTGTTGGGCACCATGCGGGGGTTCGCTTTCAGCAGGAGCTTGACCGCTTCGGTGTTGTACAGGGTCAGCCCGAACGTCACGCCTGCGGCCTGTTCCAGCTCGTAGAAAGCCCAGTTTGCGCCAAAGGAAAAGATGTTGTATTGCTCGTCCCGGGCCAGCTTGTAGGCCGTCTCTTGGGCTGTGGTGCAGGTCTGGGTGATGCCGTCCAGCTTGGCGTGCATCAAATCGGACTGAAAGACCTGATTTTGCAGCCAGATGCGGTAATCGTCCTCGGTGATCTCTCCTGTATCCAGCTGCGCCCGCTTGCGCTCGTCCAGTGCTTTGTACTTTGCCAGAAACTCGGTCAGCTGCTCCTGCATCTCCCGGCGGGCAGTGCCGTACACCCGGAGGATGCGGCGGCGCAGGCGGTTCAGCTGGCGGGTAGAGATACGGTCACGGTCGTTCATTGTTTTCCCCGGCGGGTTCCCATTTGATGTTTCCGAGTTCGTCAACGCCTACTGCGCGGACTTTTGGCATGTCCCAATCAATCGTGGTCGGCTGCATCAATTCGACTGCATTTGCAAACCGCTCCAAAAGTTTCCTGTCGTTTTTGTCCAGCTCAATAACAAACTTGCCGATGATGTTTTCAGCCATCGTCTTCGTCCTCCTCGTCGTCCACGGTCTCCCGTGTTGCGCTCTCAGCCATCAGCGCGGCCTTGGCCTGCTCCTTTTGTTCCGGGGTCAAGTTGGGCAGCAGGTCAATGGCCATGTCCTGCCCGATGATGGCGGCCTCGGAAATCACCATGCTAACCTGCTCAGCGGTGTTGGTGATCTTGCTGCGGTTGAATGTCGGCATAGCGTTGTCAAAGCCAGCCAGTGCGCAGATCTGCCGGATGAACGGCTTGACCTGCGCCTCGAAGTCGTCTGCGTTCTGGTTCAGCGGCTCATAGGCTGCATCCAGATGGTCGTTGGTGCTGTCCGCGCTGACACAGTGCACATCCAGACCGCCGAAATCTTCATACACCCGGGTGTGGAGCAGCTCCAACAGAGCCTGCCGTGCCGTCACGGGGATCTCGTTGGTGTAGGGTGTGATCTTCCCGCCCTCGCTGGTGTCTGCGCCTGCAATGTGGTACAGATTCAGCTTGACAAGGAACTCCTGCAACTCGGCATCGGTCATGCCGTTGAAGTTTTCGCACAGCCAGTAGATCTGCGAAAAGTCCTGCAGGTCATTGCAGAAGCCGGACATCACCAGATCGGTGTTGTCAATGTAGGCTTTCAGCCCCACAAGGGTGCTCTGGTGCAGGTCGGAGCCCCACAGCGGCACAATGGGAAGAGCGCTGTAGTTTTCGCCCTCCACGCTTTCCAGCCCGCCGCCGGGGGTTGTGACGGTCACGCTCTTGTATGCCTGCTTCGGCGTTGTCTCCTGCATCGTGCTGCCGATTTTGCTTTCCGTGTACTCGGTGAAACCGTCCAGCTCGTACAGGATATAGTGCATATCCGTGTCCGGGTTCAACCGCCAGAAGCGCACACCCGCCTGCAAAAGGCTTGTCTTTTCATCGTACAGGGGCGCAAACTCGGTCAGCTTGAAAACAACCAGGTGGTCGTTATTCCAGAAGCCAAAGCTCTCGCCGTGGATCAGGGCAAAATATCCGGCCTTCTGGATCTGCTCATCAAAGTTTTGCCCAAGCTTGCCTTTGTCAACGCCATCGTCCGCAAAGACCACGCCGTTGCCGAGGGAGTAGGTCGCCCGCTGCTTGTTGAGCCGCCGGAAAAGATTGCTCTTGACCATATCGGGGTGTGGGGTGTCCTGCTTGGTGTTTTTGGATAGACGCTCCAGCATCAAAGCGTAAGCCTGCGCGAAGCGTTCAGCCCCCGGGTTTTTCTGGGCATCGTACAGGTCGGCGTCCAGAGCCATCTTGTAGGGCTTGGAAGCGCAGTGCTGCTGCACGAATCGCCGGATGAAATCAGGCTGCTCCCCGGCGGCTTGCGCCTGCTGGAAGGTCTGGAATGTGTATACAGTGCTCAAAATCAATCCCTCAGTTTCACAAGGCGCTTTGTGCGCACGAAATAGCGGATAGCGTCCATGCAGTGGTCGTTGACCTTCAGCACGGTGTCGTCTTTATCCGGGTCCCAAGCGTACACGCCGAGCTCTTCCAGCGTGTGCTTGCAGTCCTTGTATATTTTCAGCCGCCCGGTCTGCAGCATGGTCTGCACGTCCAGAATGCCGCTCAGAACGTCGTTGTTTGCGGGGGTCTGGGTAAAGCCATTCTTGCGCAGTTCCGTGATCAGTGGCAGGGCAGAGGGGTCTACAATGATTCTCTCCGGCTTGAGGCCATTCAGCCACGCATTGAGGTCTGCAACGTACTCGCCCACGGTCTTTTGCCGCTTCTGTTCCCGGCCGCTGTAGTAATACTCCCGGGTGACGATCCAGCAGTCTGCATCTGCCTGCTTCTGGAACAGCAGAAAGGTCGTTGCGTTCTGGGTGCCAAAGTCGCAAGCCACATAAGCGCTCTTTGGAGACAGCGCCGGCAGCTCGTCAATGACGTGCTTCTTGCGGTCGAACATGTCATATACAAGGCCCTCCGCCACCGTCCACAGGCCCAGAATGTAGCGCTGATAGAAAACGCCGCTGTACTGGCTGCGGTATCTGGCCTTGATGTCCTCGGAAAGTGACAGGTTGTCGTCCATCGTGAAATGGAGATACATCATCTTGCGGGAACGGCACTTGCGCACCCATTCCAGATAAAACCAGTGCTGCGGGCTGCCCGGGTTGCAGTTAAACCAGAACTTTGACCCGGTGACAGAGCATCGAGCCGTGGCCTGGTTGACGAAGCTCTGCGGCATCAGGGCCACCTCGTCAAAGAACGCCCCGGCAAGGGTGATGCCCTGGATCAGGTCCTGGCTGCTCTCGTCCTTGCCGCCGAAAAAATAAAACTCGTTGGTTCTGCCGCCCTTGCTGACGGTCATGCAGTTTTCTGCCCGATGCTCCTTTACGTTGTAGCCACGGGCCGCAAGCTGCTGCTTGAGTGTGCCCAGCACGTTGCGCCGGAAACTGGCGATGGTCTTGCCGCACATAGCAAACTGCTGGCCGCTGTAGCAGGTCATGGCCCACTGGACGAACGAAAAGCTCATGGCAAAGGTCTTGCCCGAGCGGATAGCGCCATCGGCAATGATGCCGTTGTAGCTGCTGTATGCACTCTGCGGTGTCCACCAGCTCAAGACCTGCTTTTGCCGCTGGCTGAGGGCTTTCCAGCGAAAGCCGTTACTTTTCCGCATTTTCGTCCTCTTCCTCTGGCAGCATACTCACGTCATCCGGGGGGCTTATGTCTGCGGCAGCGCTCAGAGCCTCAAGCAGGCCATCGTCCGGGGCTTCTATGCAGCTCTGGTCTCCAAGCATAGCAAACTTATCCACGATGGTGCCGAACGCCGTGGACAGCTGCGGCAGCGTCGCTTCTGCAATTTTGTCTGGGTCTGCCATCGCTTTCAGGTACAGCCCGAGAAGATCCTGTGCTTCCTCGCGCTTGCTGCCTAAGTAGGAAAGCATGTCCTGCGTGTTCTGCTCTTTTTTCTTGGCGCACAAATCTGCACATACCGGATTTTCGCTCACAACCTTGCGCACAGTGCTTTCGGCGACGTTGTTCAGCTTGGCAGTTTTGCGGTAATTGTGGAGCTGCACATAGTCCGCAATGATTTTCTTTTTCTGTCGGTCTGTCAGTTTTGCCCCCACGGCCACCACCTCTCTAAGCCCATGCAAAATAAAAACCGCCCGGAAAATCCGAACGGTCAGAATATCGAATGTGCCGCCAGCCGGATTCGAACCGGCACCCACGGGATGGATGTGCGCAGTGGTTGGCTGTGCAGTGATGTTCCCGTGGTATCACCAATGTTGTCCCGCCTTAAATGGGCGGCGCTCTGCCTATTGAGCTATGACGGCATATAATAAGAGGCTTTGCTTGTCGGGTGCAAAGCCTCTGCGTCCAGATCTTTCGCGGCTGGATGCCCCGCTATTGCACTCCCCGCTCTCGTCAGATCATGCAAGCACTCCCGGCAGGGCTCGAACCTGCAACATGCGGTTTTGGAGACCGCTGCTCTACCACTTGAGCTACCGGAGTATAAAACACCGCCCTTGGACTCGAACCAGCCAGCAATATCTCAGCTGACACGCGCTCCAAACTGCGCTCATGCGGCCATATAAAACAGCCCTGGCGGAAAACCAGGGCTGTTGTTTGACGCACATCCCATCGGGAAGTCTACCCACACCCTCGGGGATTCAAAGCTTTCTCTCGTAGCACGGGAGGTTAAGCGTGCAGCTTTGTAGGGGATGAGTCCATGCGCCATACGGTGCGAGGTTACGGAGTCGAACCGTTCCACAAAACTGCTAGCCCCGTTATGTGGCTTCCCAAACCTCGCATAGAAGCAGCCCGCAAAACGGTGAAGGAGAACAGGAAAACATGAAAACCTGTCACAAGGAAGGGACCGTTTTGGAAGCTGCGTGGCAAGCGGCCACCGCTTAGCGCTGAACCGCTTATTAGAATTTTACATCTAAGCTTACAGACTTGAAAAGAGCTGACCCCTTCCAAAATCACGCTGTGTTTTCTTGTGCATGTTGTACACTCTGCACGTCAGAAAACTCGTCCCATATCTCTGCCAGGGCCATGCACCCCCGTTTGATTCGTCGGTAGACCACATCTGCCCCGCATACGCCGACCTCTTTTGCGATTTCCTTGTGAGACTTGCCCATGACATAGTGCTCGCAAATCGCTTCGGCGCATTCCGGCTCGGCTATCAGGCAGTATGCCCGCCGGGTGGCCTCGACACGCAGATTGCACAGGTCCGTCTCCATCCTCTGAAGCTGTCGGCGCTCGGTGTCCAGCTGCTCTACAGCAAAGCCTACCTTGTCCCCATTGCCACCACCCGCAGGCATCCCGCTCAGGCTCTGGGTGCATTTTTCTGCCACGTCCCGGATGCGCTGTATTTTTTGCTTCTGGATTTCGATAGCTGCCGCAAGGTCGCGACACTGCTGGAACCACGCCTTGACGGCGCGGTAGTCCACGCCGCCGTCCGGCTTCGGTGTGTCAGTTTCAAGCGTCCACGTTTGGGTCATTTTCGTCCTCCTTTTCTTCGATTTCAATTTCCGCCCGGGGGTTCTCCCGGTCAAGCTCCACCCGGCTGCCATCGTGGGCGGCAACGATGCGGCTGTTATCGTCCTCCAGCACGCGGGCTTTCACCAGAATGTCCGTGGTAGCCTCGATGAGGTTTGCCAGATCGACCCGACGGGCGGTCTTCATGTAGTACACGCACCTCACGTTCACGCGGGCAGAGATGGGGCTGCGCGGCCTTTTGATTTGCCGCAGGCAGTCCGTCTCATAATCTACGTAGGCCTTGCTAGGGGCCACAAAGCGCCCGCCTGAGCGGCTTTTGAGGATGCGGGCGGAATTTTTCTTGGTGCGCGGGTCGCCGTAAATGGTCAAGTGCATGATGACTCCTCAGCTTTATCAAGCTTCTTCTGCATCTTGGCTCTCAACGCTTCGATACGTTCCTTGTCGTCAGTGATAATCTCATACTTGTCGCCAGACCAGCCAAGCGGAACATCTTCCGTGTATTCGATATAGATTTTTTCCGGGCGCGTAGGTGGCTCATAGGGGAACGTCACGTTTTTGCGAAAGCGGCTACTTGTAAACCATGTAAGACCACCGTTGTCGGAATAAGCGATTGCGTCAATGTCATGTACTTCAATCGTGTTACCTTGTGCATCAGTGGTCTTGAACACGCTTGAGCATCGTTTATTTTGGAAGCATCTTTTCCCCATTTCGTCCGACACATTAACCCATTCATCATCTTCGCCAGTAAGCGGAGTAATCGGCTTAAAGCGCAAAAGCCGCTCCAGAATAGACATTGCATATTCAGCGGTAAATCCGCTATGACATTGACTTGCAAAAAGTTCAATAATGTCAATGATGTTCTTGTTGATTGCATTCTGCAACCCGTCTCCGTCTTTTGTAATACGTGCAAGTTCTGATTTTGCATATTCTACGGAACTGCTCATTTTTTCATCATCCCTTCCATTGCCAGCTGCTCGCACTGCTTTTCAGCTTCCCTGCGCTGCTGGTCATACTCAAACAGCATGTCGGCGTACTCATTGCCCACCCGGCGGATGGCCGTTTCCAGCATCTCCGTCACAAGGTCGTGGTACTTGTCCGCGCCCTTGCGGCTGCTCCTGGCAGCTTCCCGGGCTTCCCACAGGTCGGTGAGCTTGTCCCGCCTGTCGGCAGTGATCTCGCCATAGCCGTAGGCATCCTGGATCTGCTCCATGCTTTCCCAGCCTTCCAGCTCAGCAAAGGGGTCAGCTTCAGCCTTTGCCATGCTGCGGGCTTTGGTCTTTTTCTTGACGTACCGGGTCAGACCGTCCTGCATCACGGCGCGGGCATCGTCCATCGCCTTGCGGATGGCCTTGACTTCCCGCTCTCTTTTGAGCTGTTCGGGCTGGCTGGCCCACTCGGCCATCAGCTCAGATTTGGTTTTTGATTTCATCTGTCCGCTCCTCCGTTCGCTCCCATGTACTTCTTGCGGCCCCGCTCCCGGTGGCGGTCCTCGTGGTCGTAGTGGTAGACCTTGCCTGTGTCCAGCATCTCGCGGGTATAAGCGGCTTCTGCGCCGCGCTGGCGCTTGAACTCGGCGTACTTGAAGCAGGTGTCGTGGCATGCCGGATGCCGAGTGGGGCAGTCTTTACACGGTGTCATCGTCATTTTTTAGCACCTCCGGCGGCATCGGCATCCAGCCAACCACAGGACAGTCTATCTTGTTGTTGTAAACGTCGTCCGGGTTGAAGTGGCGGTATTCCCACCAGCCTTCCGGGATTCGGTAGTCGTCCCGTTCTTCGTCGTATGTCCCCCAGTAGGGAAGGTCTTCCCAATTCCATTCGCTGTCCTCGGAGAAAACATTGCCGTTTTCATAGTGCGCCGTTGTAATGCCCAGATAGTCATTACGCCGGTACAAAACCAGCACTTCGGTTTCGACCTCCGGAGGGTCCTTTTCAGGGTCGCGCCATGTCGGCCGCAGGGTTTCCGGGTCGATGGTGGGCGCCTCGCTCACCATATCTGCGCAACATTCAGCGGTGCTTTCGCACTCGTTTGTGGTTTCACGTCCAATATACTGGGAGTATTCTCGCATTTCTTTTTCAAGAGGGGTTGCGTCAATCAACCTCACTTCATCCATTTTTCAGAACCTCCGTCCTCACCGGTTTGATGTCCCGATACTCGGGGTAATGGTCGCCCGCCAGCTGACAGGCCCGGAACTCTGCCGCAAACTGACTCGCGGCGTTGATCCGGTATGTAAGCGCCGCGTTCCCGTGCGGACCGCTGCACTCTACGATGACTTTGTATCTAGGCATTTCGTCCTCCGTTCTGGTTTGCCTGCCCAAGAAGTTTTCTTTCTGCTCTGGACTTGAGCATCCGGGTGTGGGCAGCAAGGCAGTGCTTCGCCAGCATCTGCTCGCCCTGGGCCTTTTCGATGGCCTTTTTCCACGCCGGGAGAAGCTGGCTCTGCCAGCTGCACTCCGAAATCACCTCGTGGAATGTCTTGTAGGCCATCTCATCCGGCACATCCTTGAGCGATGAGTTCGCCCAGATCTCCGCGATGCTTGCGCGGTTCTCTGCGGTCTGAGGCCGTCCAAAATAAGCCTCAGCGTCCGCAAGAAGCTTTGTCATCATCTCCACTGTCACGGTTTCACCCCCTTGAAAATATTTGCGTATGCTTTTGCGGTGCTTTCTGTGGCTTGTTTCCCGCGAGGCTGCTCTTGTCGGCGCTGCTCATTCGCTGCCACGTCCCCCGGGGCGCGTATCCCGTCCCGCTGCCAGCCAGACAGGATGCCGTTGATGTAGTTCCACGAGCGCTTCCCGGCCTCTGCAGCCTTGTCGATCGCCAGCAAAATCATCTCCGTGCTGTACTCCTGCCGCCATTTTTGCAGTTTTTCTAACGCCGAACGCGGGAAGTCGCCGATAGCCCGCTGGTAATGCTGGACGATTTTTGATAACTCCATATCAACGGCGGCGGTGTTATCACGCTTTACAACATCTACATCCCCATCTACATCTACATCCCCATCTACATCTACATCTCCATTTACATCTACATCTACAGTTATTTTTGTTATGTCGTTATTAACATTGTTATCGTTTGTTATCTTTGTTATGTCGTCAGGCTTTCCCCAGCGCTTTGCCATGCCGCGTTTTCCGGCGTTGCTGCGTTTCTTGCGGGTTTCATCCCATTTTTCAGACGCCCGTTTTACGTCGCTGCACATAAATTTCCAGTTGCCCCGCATCCCACGGTCTGAAAATTCGGGCTCTTCTCCGGTTTTGGCATACCGTGCAAGAGCTCGCATCAACTGTCCAACCTCTGAGTCGGAGTATTCTTCCAGCGCATCGAACCAGCTCAGATACGCCACAAATGACTTTTTATCGTCCTGTGCCACTCAATCACCTCCTTTGCATGCCCGTATAGCCAGGTAGCACAGCTCTCCGTTTAGAACGGCAAATCCTCCGAATCGTCGATGACCGAAAAGTCGTCTGCGCTGCCCTGCGAATACTCCGGCACGTTCTGAGGCTTCTGCGGGGCACTGTGAGCGGCGTTTGCTTCGCGCACATGATTCTCAGTCTGCTGGTCGAAATCGCGCACAGCGGGCTTCTCTGCGGCCTTTCCGCCGCAAAAGCTCACCTGCGACGCAAGAACCTCGGTAGCCGTGCGGTTGTTGCCGTTCTTGTCCTGGTACTGACGGGTCTGCAAGCTGCATTCGACTGCGATCATGCTGCCCTTCTGGAAATACTTGGAGACGAACTCGGCGGTCTGCCGCCACGCGGTGATGTCGATAAAATCGGCCTTGCGCTCTTCGCCCTGCCGGGCAAAGCTGCGGTCAACCGCGATGCGGAAGCTGCACACGTTGGTGCCGTTCTGGGTGGTCTTGAGCTCCGGGTCGTAGACCAGACGGCCCATCAGCGCAACAACATTAAGCATGAGGCACACCCTCTTCCTCGGCGTCGCCAGCGCCTACCTCGTAGTCGATGTTGGCGCCCATCAGGACCTCCGGACACTCGGCGCGGGCAAAGTAAGCGGCGGCGCGGTACTTGAGCATCATTTCGGTCATTTTGGGCCAGTAGCTGCCATTCTTGTTCCACCACCCGGCGTCTTTCGCCATCTTGACCGTGACTTTCGGGCCTTCAACCTTTTCGCCAGTGAGCTTGTCCACGCCGATCAGGCGGCAGCCCCAGTTGTCAGTGCCTTCTTCGCCTTCCATACGGTAGCGGGTGCGGCCTGCAAACTGGCCGCTGTTGTCGATGAGGGCTTTGCAGCTCTTGCCGCTCCATGTGGGCATACCATGGACGACGTAAAGGTTCTGCATGACGAAAAGGTGCGAGACACCCATGCGAAGAGCCATCTCGCAGGCGATAGCGCACGCGCCGGGATTGCCGGTGTAGGTCTGGGGCAAGAAGCCCTCGGGAAGCTGCGCCATCGCGGCGGCTTTGGACTTTGCAAGCATCCAGTTGCGCTCGTCAATGGTCAGGCCCTGAACCTTCTCGGCGTAGCTCTGACGCGGCGACTGAGCGGGTGCAGCGGGCGCAACAGGCGCAGGCACCTCGACACTCTGGACGACAGCTGCATTCTGGTTGAGCATCTCGATAGGGGTCTGGTTTTTCTCAGGCATGATGAATTTCCTCCTCGGTAAATTTAATATCGATGATATTTGCATAACGCTTGATGGCGTCAAGCTCGGATTTGGTGCAGCGGAAGACGAGCTTCCGGTCACGGGGTTCTTCTTTGCGAGTGAAACGGGCGAAGAAATCGTCATCGTACTCGTCCGGTGTGTAACCATCTCCGTAAGCGGCACCCGGTTTGACGAGGCTGATGGTGTATGGGTTCTGTGCCGGGCCTTTGTAGTTGTCCGGCATCCCACGAATGACAGCTTCCCGTAGCATGGTGCGATACTCGGTCATGTAACAAAAATCTATGGATTCATACGGCTCAGGCATGATTTCCTCACCAGCAGCGGCATGAACGATGTCGATGAGGCACATAAGCTCACCGACCCGGCGATAAATCGAGTCGATGGTGCGGCGCGTCTCAAAATCACTCAGTTGATGACTCCGAGCAAAGCCGGTGAACAGAGCCACAGCATAGTTGACGTCGCTGGTGAGCTTGTTGCCGGTGCTGATAAGCCGGAACAGCACATTGTCATTCCCGACGTACTGGAAAATGCCCTCGGCCTTGTTGGAAAGGTCTTTGATGCGGGCTCTGCGGGCTAACGTCTGACTCATGTGTATTACCTCCCGTAAATCTTGCGGCCCGAAGAATCCAAGACGTCGATATGGTCATAAAGCGGCCAGTTTTCGTCCGCCCAATGCTGAGCCTGCACACTTGATAACACGGGGTCAAAGCCGGCAAAAACCAGTTTATCGCATCTGCCAGAATCCCCTTTATGGTAAGCATGGCAGCAGAACGAAACCTGCTGTTTTTGAGCTTCGTCCCGATGGATGTGCCGCAACCGCTCCGGCTGGCGCTTATGCCAGCGAATCTCTGCGGCTCGCATATATCTACCGTTCATATTCCTGCTCTCTTTTCGTATACCGGCCTTTCTTTTTGCAGTAACGGCGAAGCGGAGGGAGACAGTCAACCTCCGCACGATCAATGCGCTCCTGCTCAAAAATGTACTTGTACGGACGCCTTTTTTCATGGCGTCGGTGTCCAACGGAAGACACAAAGCTGTTGGCGGTCTTGTATCCAAGCTTCGCAGCGCACATGGCGGACGTTCCCGCTGCCACTACCTCGCCGGTCTTGGCGCTGTACACGGTGTACCATGTGATATAGTGGATGTAATCAGCCATGTGCGACATCCTCCGCATCGTGGAGAGCTGTGAGCAGCCCATCTGCTGCCGCGCTATAGACCTCTGATTTTTCCCGGCAGATGACCCGCAGCCAGATGTCTCCCGTGAGCGCGGACTCCGTTGCAAGCCGCGTGGCTGTTTTCAGGTGCTCTTCGGCCTGCTGCCGAATCAACTCTTCCAGCTTCATGCGCCCTTCTCCTCATCCTGCGGATACTCCGGGTTCCGGGCATGGTTGCGGACGATTTTGCCGTAGCCGCTGCGCTTATACCGTTTGTTGTCCTCATACATCCCATAAAACGACATTGCCAGCCCGGCAGTGGATGCAACAATAATCCAAGGTGCGGCATGCGCAGCCTCGGCGATGTCCCAGCCGCCCCAGTAGGTCAGCGCAACGGCCAGCCAGGAGCAGGTCCAGCGCAACACCTGCACCGCGCCGATGATTGCCAGCAAAGCCAGCCCGTCCAGCGCTAAGATGAGTCGAAAATTCATCGGTTTCTTTCTCATTCTCTCGGTTCCTCCTTTGTATAAACCTTTTCGAGCTTGTAAAAGTCCTTCACCCACGCCATAAAACCGGCGCGTGAGATGTCCGGGCAAGGCTCTTTTGTTCCTACGGACGGAATCGCCCAGCTGGTAAACAGCCCCGCCTGGATCTGTGCTCCCAAGACCTTTTCGGTCTTTGAAATGTTGTTGTCCCGAAGGATCTGGACGCATTCGCCTATCGTAAGACTCGGCTTCTGCATGGCATGCTCCTTTCTTGCAATTTGGTTTTGCAGTGCTTTTTCACGGCTCTGCTTCCGCGAACTCACCATTTTCGAGCGTGTACCAGACGTTTTCCTTGATGTGAGCGCCGTCTACTTTTGCCATCTTTGCCCACAGCATATTGCCGTCATCGTCGTACTCAGTCAGCACCAGATAGCAGCCCAGAATGCCCCGTGCCTTACTGTGTGCGCCGTTTGCGACTGCGACATTGTCTTTTCCATCCGCTTTTGCTCTGCAATAAGCCCCAGTGGCTGCCGCCGTACTGTAATTGCCGCTGGAACCAGCCGTACTGTAATTGCCGCTCGAACCAGCCGTACTGGAATAGCCGCTCGAACCAGCCGTACTGGAATCGCCGCTGGAACCAGCCGTACTGTAATTGCCGCTGGAACCAGCCGTACTGTAATTGCCGCTGGAACCAGCCGTACTGTAATAGCCGCTCGAACCAGCCGTACTGGAATAGCCGCTCGAACCAGCCGTACTGTAATAGCCGCTCGAACCAGCCGTACTGGAATAGCCGCTGGAACCAGCCGTACTGTAATTGCCGCTCGAACCAGCCGTACTGTAATTGCCGCTCGAAAAATGTTCTTTGCCCTTCACCCGATTAAAAACGGCATTCACCTCAGCTTTTACCAGCCCTGCAAAATTTACCTCACCTTTCACCGTCAGCTCAGTGCAGGCCAACTTACTGTCCTCTACGCTTTTATCCACGTTCCCGCCGCACTCGACCTCAAAAAAGCGCGGGCTATCCTTCAACGGGTAGTAGTGCAGCACATCCAGCGGGTTCTCGCAGGCGTGCATACCAGCATTGCAGCAGTCAGCCTTGTCCTCATGGTAGGTCTTGCCCACCTCGTACTGCTTGCCACGGCACTGCATATTTTTGTCCATGGCCTTGTAGGCGATGATCTTCTCACTCATGGGTGGTGTCCTCCTTTCCATCAATGTCGCAGCACAACATTGGACGAATGAACCAGATAGGTCACACCATCAATCACAACCTGAAGCTGATCGCCTTCATAGTCGCACCAGCTTTCGACATTGCCCTCGACAATCGTCCCGTCGGGCATTTTCAGCTGCGCCCAGCTGTATTCATAGGTCAGGTCAATAACCTGCTTATTGCATCCGGCCATCAGCAAAGCGCTTGCCAATACGGACACTACGCCTACAATAACTTTTTTCATGCTTGTTCCTCCTTTACAGTCCATGCCGTCAGCGTCTTTGCGACGCCGTTTTTCTCGATCTCGTCGATCTCGAAAGCCAAAACGGTCAGACCACCAAAATCCTTGACAAAGCCATCGTTATAGAGTCCGAAATGCAGCTCCTTGCCGTGGCTGTCCACGACCTTGATTTTCGTTTCGTACTTAAACACGTTGTGGCAGACGCACGCGAGACGGTTCAGCGTCATGTTACGCACCCCTTTCAAACAAGCTGGTCTGGCCGTTGGTCTGCTGGATCAGCATCACGGTGTTGGTGCTGGGCTTCCAGCGCTGGATATACTCCACGGCTTCGTCAAAGCGCTTGCGGGAGATGTTGCCCACGCTGTTCACCCGGAACCAGTCCTGCACATCGTGGTTGCACTCGCTGTACACCTTGCCGCGCACATGGTTGTCGATGTAGGCCGGGGTGTCCTTGCCGCCAATCGCCCCGATGACGGCCCGGCTTATGGCCTCGCGCAGCACACGCTGCTGGTTGTAATCCACTGTCATGGTGTTCTCCAACGCGGTGAGCCGCTCTTCTTGCCGCTGGGTGCGGGTGTCCAGCATAAACAGCGCCTGCATCTCTTTGCTGAGCTTGGGCATCATGTAGCTGCCGGTCTTGCGGATGCTGGGGATGATCTCGTCTGCCACCAGCGCCTGAAACTTCTCGGCGGTCTCGTTCTTCGCCTTCATGGCCAGCCGGTAAAAGATGTTTTCGGGGATGTAGCTGTCTTTCCCAACTTGCTGGGAAAAGCCAAAATCACGCAGATACTTGTCGATGGTCTCCCAGCGGATGTACTCAAGCCCGTTTTTGGTCTGGGTGAAGCCTAGACCCCGGGCAACATCTTCGAGTTTGAGGTAGGCAGTGCCGTCCCGCTCATAGCAGGACACGCCCGAAATCAAAGTTGGGGTCAAATTTTCATTTGTCATGTTTTCACTCCTTTTAATAAAATGTCTTCTCTTTGCTGTGCCGTTGCAGCTCCTGGCCTCGCTATTCCTTCGCATTTCTTCGCTTCGTCATTCCATTGCCGAGCTAGTCAACGCTTCGCCTTTGCTTCTCGTCTCAACTCAATGCCTTCGCCCAGACCAGCCCCGCAACGCTTTGCCTTTGCTTCGCAAAACGTCGCTCTACCTCGCCTTGCCTTTGCCTTGCCTGTCTGTGCTTCTCAGTGCCGCTGCGATGCTCTGTGCATTGCCACTGCACAGCAGTTCACCTCATAGCCTTTGCCAAGCGTCGCGTCGCGTCGCAACGCCTCTGCGAATCAGGGCCGTCAATGCCATGCCCTTGCTCTCAGGCCTTCACCTCATAAGCGGTGTAGGTAAAGCGGCCCTTTCCGCTGTTGCGCCACTGGCCGATGCCGCGCAGAATGCCATAATCCAGCCACTCACGCACAACCTTTTCGTGGCTGTCGTCAAGGAGGATTACGTCAAACTCGCAGGTGCTACCCGCCGGGATCTCCTCACTGTTGGCAAGGCTCACGCGCTCGCCCTGTGCGGTCTGAGCACGCAGCGGACGCTGGCAGTCGGTAATCTCACCGTTCACGTGAATGGGAATCATGCGGGGCTGAATGAAAATCAGGCCGTCAATGACCCTCTTGTAAGCAGTCAGCTTGCCGCTTTCATTCACGGCCTTCTTCTTGCCAGTCTCGGTCTTGCCGCCGATGCGGGAAAGCATACCGCAAGCATCCTTAAACATGCCTTTGATTTGGTAATCGTAAAAAATCGGATTGCCGTCCGGGTCACGCGGGAAAACGGTCATGCCCTTGTCAGCTACCGCATCAGGGCCAAGAGCCGCGACTTCATCCTCGATGGTTGCAGCATCCGGCGACTTGCTGGCGATAAACTCGCGGGCCACATTGGGGTTTGCGGGCCATGTACCCAGCACCGGCTCAATAAACGTAGCTTTCACATGCAGTTTTTTCATCTTGATAACCTCCAAAATAAGTTTGTATCCTTACGCCACGCCGTTGTTCTCGGTCTGGCGGTCGTTCTTGCGCACCGCAGCCATGCCCATGCCCATCCAGAGCAGGGTCTGCTTGTCGCGCGGATCCAGCGAATCAAACAGCTCGTTTACCAGGGCGTCCGCAGCGTGGGCCCCGTCAATGGGGATGCTGTACCGCTCTGCAGCCAGATCGGTGCGGTTCTTCTTTGCCTTTGCCATAAAATCAACTCCTTCTGTGGTTGGCACCCACGACCTTGCCCGGCTGGCTGCCGGGTGGTTTCGACCCTTGCCGCAGGGTCATCATCAGGCGGGTTGTGTCCAGAAATCAAAATCGGCCAGAACATACTCCCGATTCTCCGGTGTATCCGGAAGGGTATAACCCGAACGATCGTTCCCGCAAAACACTTCACCAAAGTTATTCACCCCGCACGAAACGCCTGTGCGTGCATCCTGTTTGAAAATTTTCATCGTTCAGACCTCCTTAAACATCTTCACGCCAGCCACGGTGTAGTCAGCCGCCGGGCCCATATAACCGTGAGAAAAATCAACGACCGGGTGCCATGCGCCATTCTCGTAGACTTGCAGTGCATCACAATGCGTCTCGGCTTCCGCGCCGTGAATCCACTGGCCAGACCGGCGGCATCCCTTCCATCGGAACCAGTTGTAACCCCTTGTGGGTACAACATAACTAACGCTGTCCGCATCAGCTACTTCCCGGATGCGCCTGCACCGAGCTGCGTTCTCGTAAATGTCCATCGTTCAGCCCTCCCTTACTCTTTGACCTCGCACACGTCGGTCACTTCGTAGACATCCAGACCGTGCCCGGTCTCGTCGATCAGCCGCTGCACTGCCACGTTCCGGGCATCCACCGGGTCGATGGCGTTGACCTCGTAGCAGTCCCAGAACCTATCAGCCGTGTTGTAGACGTACACCTTATAGCGTTTCATGATTCAAACCTCCTTCTCTCAAGCCTGAAATGCCGGGCACACAGTGCCGCGGAAGTGGGTGAGACGGATCGCATGCTTCAGCTCCTTCTCGCTCATGCAAGCGGCAGGAATCTTGCTGACAAAGCCAATCGCCCACCAAAGGCCCTGCACCGTCTGGCGGTCCAGAACGGCCCGGCGCTCTGCGTCGGTCTTTGCGGCGTTGTACCGCTTGAGGGTGTTATTGCAATCTGCGGCGAAGTTTGCCGGGATGTTAATAGAAAGTGCGTTCATGTTTTTGTCCTCCTGTTTGCTTGTGCTTCTTAGCTTGGCTATATTATAGCATAGCTGGGCTATCATGTCAACACTTTTTTCTTCGCTCAGCTAATTTTTTCTATTGACACGGCTTTGTGCTTGCTGTATAATAAAGGTGCAAGGAGGCGTCGCTAATGAACACTCGAATCGAGCAAATCATTGCAGCGCTTAATATCAAGAAGGTTGACTTTGCCAACCGTCTTGGTGTTTCTCAGCCCTTCGTTTCTGAGCTTTGTTCAGGCCGGAAGGTTCCCAGCGACCGAACGATCTCCGACATCTGCCGTGAGTTTAACGTCAACGAGACGTGGCTGCGGACAGGCGAAGGAGAGATGTTCAACCAGATAACCCAGTCGGAGAAGCTGGCTGCTTTTCTCGCTGACATTACGGCGAACGAAGAAGACAGCTTCAAACGGCAGTTTGTGGAAGTTCTGGCCGATCTGGAGCCCGAAGACTGGAAATTTCTTGAGCGGATGGCGAGAAAGCTGCAAAAAAAAGAGGGAAACCCGTAAGGGTTCCCCTTCTTTTGCTACCTTGATTTATTTTATCAGCCTGCTGGCATACACCCAGATCAGGCGCAGCTTGCGCAGGTCTGCCTTTTCCAGCAGTTTGATAATTGCGTCAATGTAGCCTTGTCGGTCTGTGGTGTTCATTCTGATGCCTCCTATGTAATGTAAATTTAATATGTGTGAGGTGCGTCTTATGAAATGCCCAAAATGCGGAGCTGAAATTGAGAACGTAAAATTCTGCCCTGAATGTGGAGCACCTGTTGCTTCGAGTTCCGTGACAGCCGCTATCGAATCAGACGAAAAACCTGAAACGAAGAAAAAAGGTCACGGATGCGGATGCGCGGTCGCTGTTAGTGCTGCGCTGATCATGTTCGTTCTTATGATCACCCCTTCTTCCAGCACGACAAGTTCAACGTACGGAACAAAGAGCAGCACGTCCGTAAAATCGTCAATTTCTGCCGATGATAGCCTTACAATGGGGCAGAGAAACGCTTTGCGGGCTGCTAAAAATTACCTGAGTGCTGGTATGGGATTCTCTTACAGCGGTCTTGAAAGTCAGCTTGAGTTTGAAGGATATTCCACGGAAGATGCTACTTATGCCGTAGATCATTGTGGTGCCGACTGGAACGAACAGGCTGCAATAAGAGCAAAAAATTATATCAATTCTATGTCTTTCTCTCGCTCCGGTCTGATTGAACAGCTGGAGTTTGAGGGATTTAGCCAAGGCCAGGCGGAATACGGCGCTACTGCTGTGGGATATTGATGTGTAGCCCTGTTCACAACCGCATTATACAACTGTTGATTGTAAATCGTCAAGCGCGTTTAATCACGCAAAAATGCGCGAAAAATTTAGCATTTGCGCTGAATCGCTGAAATTTACGCTGACTTTTTGCTAAACACGCGCGTTTTGCGCGAACAACGCGCAAAATATGCGCGATATTATTCGAGGTTGCAAGGTTGTTGCAATTTTTGCAACAGGTCAGCAGCAAGCTCCCCGCCGGGCGCGCCTGCTGCGGCGTGGAGAGCCTGAACAGACTTTGCCTTGCGGGTTACATAAAGGCAGGCCCGGGCCTGTCCCTCGGGCGGCATATCCTCATAGCAGGCCAGCGCGGCGCGGATGTGGGTGCAAAACAGCTTCATCTTCTCCATCTTTAGTCCTCCCAAGGTTCAGGTGTTCGGGTCGTGCCGGTCAAAATGGTGGCAGGCATCCCGTCGATGATGGTCATTTCGTTTTCTTTGCCGTTTCTTTGCTCGAAATCCATTTTATTTCACCTCTGTTTTTGTTCAATTTGTCCAACTTGTTTTAGATTTTACCATTTTATGGGAAAACTTGAAGGACTTCTGTTCTGTCGAGTGGCATGGGTTTTCCCCATGTCACTTTTTGTTTTTATGGCATGGAAATTTGTGAGGTTATGATTGATGAGCTACTTTACTGCGGAAAAGCTTGGCGTCGCACTGGCGCGGGCCAGAGTCGCGGCAGGTTTGAGCCAAGTCGAGATGGCCCGCCGTATCAACAAGGGAAAGGCTACGATCCAGAGCTGGGAGTGCGGGGCGTCCAGCCCACCAGCTGACAAGATAATGGACTGGTTCGAGGCTTGCGGGACTTCTCCACTCCCCGCCATGCAAGAAATGCTGCACCCAGAGCTTTACAAAGAGCCCATACAGCGCAAATCAGACGAAGAGCTGGATGAGATGCTTACGGGATACTTTCGCACAGCGCCGCGAATTGTAAAAGAGATGGTGCTGTTTATCCTTTTGGGCCGACATGGCAGCTATCCACCGGCGGTGTTTGCTGAGGTGTGCGCAAATCTGCATACTCCCTTGCAAAACAAGGTATCCGTCTGCGGCCAAATACTGGACAACTACGAGTTCGCCGTGGTTACAGAGACAGACCCGATTCCGTGGGAAGTCCAGCCTCCGGTGAGTCTGTTGCAGTCGGCATACCAGGCGGGAAAAGAGGCCGCGAAGAGCGGCGAGGCCGACTATACCGCAAAGCGAGGTGAAGAGCTTTGAAGTGCATTCGCGCCTGCTGCCGTCGGGAAATACCGGATGATGCATCTTTTTGCCCATACTGCGGCAAGAAGCAGCCCGAAGACGCCCCGCAGCAAAGAAAAAAGCGCCGCCGCCCAAAGGGCAGCGGCAGTGTATATAAGTTGAGCGGGACGAGGTCAAAACCGTATGTGGCCCTGACAGCCAAGCGAGACGTTCTGGGGACGTTTGCGACGCCGGGTGAAGCGGTACAAGCACTGGACGCTTACAACGCCCAGAACACCCCCGCAGCGCGTCTAAAATGCACTTTTGCGGATGCCTACGCCCAATGGAAAGCGCAGCCCAAATTTGACAAGCTCGGCACTGACATGAAAAAAGGTTATGAGCTGGCCTATGCAAAGGCTTCGCTGCTGTATGACCGACAGCTCCGGGACTTAAAAGCCGCAGACTATCAACAGGTGATTGACCAGATGGTGGAAAAGGGCCTCTCCCGCAGCTCCTGCGAAAAGCAACGCACACTTTTCAGCCAGATCTGCGAGTGGGCGATGGCTCAGGACATCATAAACAAAAACTATGCCATGCTCTTGCAGCTCCCAGCGGCTACAGGCAAGGCAGAGCGCACTTTAACCGCTCAAGAGATAGAGCAGATCAGCAGCCGACAAGACGACCCGAAGCTTGGGCAGACAGCACAAATCGCAATGGTGCTGCTCTACACCGGTATGCGTATCGATGAGCTGCTCTCCATGCGCTGCGATGATGTGCATCTAAAAGAGCGGTATATGCAGGGCGGCGAGAAGACCGAGGCGGGCAAAAACCGCATTATCCCTATTTTGGACCCCATTTACAAAATCATTGCCTTTTGGATGCTTGACAGCGGCTGTGAATGGCTGATACCGTCCAAAGCCGGTACAAAGCTGGACAAGCGCAACGTGGCTACAAAGTTTCGGGCCTTGATGCAGGAGTGCCACATAGAGGGGGTGCATCCGCATACGCTGCGCCACACGGCCAGCAGCAAGATGGTGGAGTGCGGCCTGGAAAAGACTGCCGTGCAGGCCATCTTGGGTCACAAAAATTTCTCCACCACGGCCAACAAGTACGTCTCCCACAATGACCCAGATTATCTGTTGCGGGAAATGCAAAAGATGAAGTATTGATTTGTTAGATTGTTTGTTAGATTATAGCGTTCATTCAGGAGATTTCAGGGTATTTCAAGCAAAAAGAAAAACGCACGAACGATATAAATGAATCGTTCGTGCGTTTATTTTTGGAGCTGGTGACAGGAGTTGAACCTGCAACCCACTGATTACAAATCAGTT